GGTATTGCGACTGCGGATCGGGTTGCTGGCCTTGCTGCTCGGCGGCGAGTTGCTGCTTTTCTTCCTCTGTCGGCTTGACCACGCCCATGCGCACCAGGCGCGCACGGCAGAAGTCGCGCAATTCTTGGATGCCTTCGCCCTCCATGTTCATAATGCTGGCCGAGGTCAGAACCTGCAGCATCTCGGGGTCTTGCGTGATCTGGGCAATGCCGGTGAGCGCGCGAACGGTTGATGCACGCTTGCTGCTTGAGCTCGGACCAACATCGACCCACACGTCGAACTTGGCATCGTCCAGGTCATTCTTGAAGCCCTGCTCGCCCGTCTTTGGGTCGTAGGTAGGCTGCTTCATCACGACCGAATCGACCTCGCCATCGCTCGACATGGTCTTCATGCGCCGCTCTTGCTCGGGTGTCACATCCTTCTTCATTGACAGCCACACTTCGCCCACGCGCTTGACGGTTTTTGCGAAGTTACTCATGTAGATGAAAACTTGCATGTCCAGGCGGTTCTGGATGAGCTCCACTGCCTTGCCTGAGATATTGGGCTGCATCTGCTCGCCCGCCTGCTGGTTGCCTAGCAGATCATCCAGAGCCTGGCTGGCGATCTGAATGAGCGCAGCCATGGCGGGCGGCACGTTGGGCGCTTTGGTGTAGCCAATCGGCCCGGCCGGCTGCGGGTTGCCGTCCGCGTCGCGCATGGGGTTGATCAGCAGGTAAGGGAAGCGCCGGACATTGTCCTCGGCCCACATCGTTGCGTGACCCACGATCTGCTCTGGCGTGAGGATGGGCTTTTCGGTGTCGAAGCGCGCGGCTATCTCAGTCAGCCACGACAGCAGGGCATTCATCAGGCGCTGCGCATCTTTGGCCAGGCGCACATGGCCCATACAGCGCTCGACGTTGTCCACAAACCAGCGCTTGCCGTAAAACGGAATGACGGGGATGTGCTTTCCCGCGATCAGGCCCTCGTCGCGTTCGACCTGCAGGCCCGAGAGGATGTATTTGTGCACGCGGCGGCGCTTGATGCGCTTTTGCCGCACCTCTCGGAAGCCGGTGGCCTGCAAGGTGTGCAGCTTGTCCTCGTCCTCCTGCAACTCGGAGTCGGGGACCATCATGTCCTCATCATCGAGCCCGCGAAAGACGTGGATCAGCTCGGTTGTTTCCTCGATCCGGTAGTACTCGGCCACATAGACCACATCAGGAGTTGACCAGTCAAACTGGCGCTGATGCACGGTCTTGGGCCAGGTTGAGGGTGAGTGGCTGTACTCCTGCTCAAACGCCTGGGGCGTCATGGACGAGATCACAAAGCAGCGCGTGGCGTCGCTCTTGTCCTGGCGCTTGGCATCGAGGTCGTAGAACACGGACGAGTCAGCATCGAAGATGGGCTCTATGGCAATGCGCTGCTGGTCGTTGTCGTCGTCGTCCTCGTCCTCATACGTCGCGCGCAGGCGCAATGCACCGAAGCCACCACCCACGCCTTCCTCAAAGGCGTTGTCATAGGCCTCCTGGGCGCCTGAGTCTTGCTCGTCGGCGCGGTACAGGCCGGCGCAGGTGTCGGCCAGGTCGCTGTCGGTGGTGCCGTCCTTGGGTGTGAAGTCCACCGTGATGCGATTGTTTCGGTACTCGTTGATGATCCGAATAACCGAGAGGTGCACTTTGTTGAACTCGAAGCGCGGCTTGTTCTCGAACTGATCGCCGAACGGGCCTTCCCATTGGGCGCCAGCGATTGAGTAAAAGCGCCGATCCTGCAGGCATTGCAAGCGCTCGTCGCGCAGCGCCGTCTGGATGCGGTCGAACTCCTGCAGGGCTTCGTCGTGGATCTTGGCGAGTCGCTGCTCTTTGGTCTGGGCCATGGTCATCAGTCCCGATGTGGGTGTGATGAGTTGCTGGCGACTCAGGTACTCAGCGGGCCGATGGGCCGAATTAGTTGGGGCGGGCGCTCGTATTGCTACGAGGCTGCTGCAGCCCACGCCCCGGTGCGCAGTTTAGCGGGGCACGCCGGTTGGCGCTACTGCAGACGGGGTGTAGAGCATCACACGCTCCCCTGAATCGACTTGATGATCGACGCATTGACCCAGATCGGCTTGCCTGCATATGTGCTGCGCATCTTGATCATGGGCATTTCAACCGCGTCGACAATGACCCACGCCGGATATCCGGATATTGGCCAATCGGAGGCGGGCAAGTTGAAGACGCATTGGCATTCTTTGCCGATCAATTCTTGCATGTCAGTCCTTTGGTGGTGGCGCTCATTGGTGCGCGTAACGTGCCATTTTGCCGAATGCCGCGCGAGCCTCGGCGCGCAGCGGCTCAAGTTGGGCGTCATCCAAAGCGTCAACCAAGTATCCGGTTGGGATCACTGCGCAATCTGCGCCGTTGATCATCGCGTCGTATCTAACCGCCCACCATGGGCCCGACCGTCTTGCGCGCTCCATCATGTCGCCGAGATTGAGGCGATGAGCTTCCTGGGGTGTGCTTGCTTCTTGCTGCATGACTATCTCCTTGCGTAGTGGTTGACCATAGGCAGCGGCGTCACAACCGGCGCGGGCGCAGGCTCAGCCCTGGTCATCGACGGGAACAGCTCAGCCAGAGCCCAGATGTGTGCGTCCGCCCGATTGGGTGAGCGTGGGCCGGTGTAGCCGCCGGTTGAGAATGCGCACATCTCGTCCTCCAACTTGGGGAATAGGCCGACGTGGCGCACCTTGCCATCTTCGTACAGGGCCGAGAACGGCTCGGCGCGCTGCGTCTTGCCGCGGCTGGCTGTCACCTTCTTGAACGGCACTCGCACCTCTGCGGTCTTGGCTGCCACGGCAATGGTCGATTGCACCATCCCGCCGCCAAAGTTGGTTTCGCCCACTACGCAGTCTGCGCGGTGGCGAATGTAGGCCTCGACAGCCACCCTGCCCCAGGTGCTCGGCCCGCCTTTGATGGTGATGTCTTCGAGCAGATAAGCCCGGCCATCGGTGCCCAGCGCATCGACCACGATGCCGATCTCGTCGTTGTCCGCGTTCTGCTCGTCGTCGCTGGCGCCAGAGGGGTCCACGCTCACCACAATGCGCACAAACTGCGGCAAGTCGTCGCCATCGGCCACGCGCCAGCGATCAATCACCGCCTCATCGAACAATGCGTTTGGCGTGGCGTCGGCGAACTCGCCGCGCAGGAATCGGCGCTTCATCCGCTCGCTCAAGCCGTCCAGCGTGGCCAGGTACTCGGGCGATAGGTTGGCGGCGTTGTCGGTCGGGTTCATCAAGAAACTGTCGTAGTTCTGCGGGCTGCGCAGCGCCTCCTTTGTGTCGGGGTCGAGCTTTTGCTTGAAGACCTTGAACGTCCAGTGCGCCTTACTGGGCGGGTTGCAGTCGAACAAGAAGCGCAGTTTCATGGGCGCCGGGTCGCGCCCCTCCAGCACCTGCATAACGCGCTGCGCCAAGCGCGTGAGCAGCATCTGCACGCCGGCCCACGGCACTTGGCTTGCCTCATTGACGTAGATCGTGACGTACTCGGCGCCGAGGATCTTCTCCATGCGCTCTTTGTCATCAAGGCCCGCGAACCAGATTTCAGCGCCGCCAGGTAGGCGCGCATACCAGTCTGTCTTGCTCAGGTCGTAGTGCACGCCCGGGAAGCAAGTGCGCATGACCTTTGGGAACGTGTCCAGGATGATCGATGTCTTGATGTGCTTGAAGCGGTAGCGCACGATCAAGTGACGCGAGCCGGGCGCCTTGAGTGCGCGCATGACGATGTTGCGCAGCAGCAGGAAGGTTTTACCGGAGCGGCCACCACCGAACAGCATCAGCCAAGTGGCGTCGCTGGCCAGAACGCATTGGGCCAGGGCCTGGCGCTCGGTGAGCTTGAAGCTGCTCACAACTTCTCGTCCGTCTGCGTGACCTGCATCACCAGTGGGCCGCCACCGATGCCGCCGTGCTCGTGCTTCTCGGTGAACAGCTTGTAGTGCTTGCCGAGCAGCTCCTTGCCCTTGAGGGCGGCGTTGAACTCGCCGGCCGCCTCAGCCTTGCCTGCTATGCGCTCAATGTCCTTGAGCACCTGATCGGCCTCGATCAATGTGCGCTTCTTTTGCTCATCCAACGCCGCCTGGATGGCCGTCTGAATGCGCGGCTTTTTGAGCATCAGGTGGGCTGTGGCCCGGGCGTTCGCCTCCGAATATCCGGCCGCCCTGGCTGCTCGTGAGCCATTCTTGTCGATCAGGTACTCGTCGATGAAAATCGACTCCTTTGCGCTGAGTTTGGTGTTCGTGCGCGGCATGTCAGCCCCTTCTCTCATCTCTGCGGCGGTAACTCCTGGCTTCGCCGATGTGGAAATCATTGCAGTGCAGGCAATGGTAGGCCTCAGTGTGCCCGCGGTCGCGCAGGTTGAGTCGCTTGGCCGCTTTGGCTGCCTGGGTGAAGGTCTGGAAAGACTTCTTACCCGTGCAGCCGGTGATGTGGCGCGTGCTCATGCTTCGACCTTGCAAATGCGGAACACGATTCCGCCCAACGTGATCAACTCGCCCGCTTTGACCAGCAAGGGCTGGGCACGACTGCCGACGACTTGCATCGTCACCGTGCGCCAGCGCCCACGGCCTTTGGGTTTGAGGGTTAGGGTCACGCTGCGAGCCTCGCAAATTCGGCCATGAGTTCCTGGGCAATCGCTTGGATGGCGTAGGCCTCTTGCTCGTGTCCCGGGTGGGTCTCGCCAATGCGTTCGGCGTACTCCTGCCACACGTGCACAGCCTCGTGCACAAGCAGGCCGGCTATCTCGATGGGGTCGCGCCCCTGCCAGCCGCGCAGGCAGACAACAACCGTGAGGCCGCGCGGGGACTCGAAATAGTGCGCTGTGGCATCGGACCATTCGTTTTTCACGAACTGCGGCGGCGCCACTTTGATGTGCTTGCATGCGGCGGCAAACTGGGCCTCTGTCAAACACAGGGTCAGGTAAGGCCCAGGCGCTGCAATGCGGCGGTCAAGCCATTGGTTGCGGGCTGCGCCGCTCATCACGCAAACTCCAACCCGTAGTGCGCAATCAGCAGCGCCTCAGCCCGGTTGTGATGCTTGGCCAGCTTGAGCGGTGCCGATGGATACAGCGCCCGCGCAGTGTCCAGGCTCGCCGCCTTGTCTGCCTTGAGCCCATAGTGCGCCTTCCACGTGCGCGGCGACACCGGATGAATAGGCAGCCGCAGCATCTCGATCACGGTCTCAATCGCGCCCACGCTACGCATCATCGATCCCATCGTCTGCACCGCTGAGCCACCCATGGCGTGCACGTCCTCGATCACGACAAACGCGCGCTCACCGGCTGGCACAAAGCGGCGCACGATTTCGGCCAGGGCGCGGCCATCAATGCGGCGCTTGATCATGCCAGTGCCGGGCAGCGGCAGCGTGGGCAGGTCTTCGATTGAGCAAGTCCCGTAGCTGTCCACGAATGCGACTGCACCGGTTAAGCCTGGGTCGATGCCGATGGTGATCATGCTGCGGCTCCTAAATGCGCGCGCGTGGTGGCGGGTGCGTCGGTGAGATCGCCCGTCGCCCGCAGCGCCGCATCAATCGCCAACTCGTGCACATCAGCACCGCGCTTGACGCGATCAAGCGTCGCATGGGCCTGGGCTTTGCGCGCGTCGCGGCCATAGGGGCTGTCGTCGCACGAACGGGGGAACAGGGCCGCGCCCACACAGTTGGCGCAGTCACCGTGTGGGCAATGCGGCGTGCAGGGCTCGAAATCGGGTTTTGTGGGGGTCATAGGTTGGATTCCTTGCGCGCCTGAGGGCGGTAGCTTTCCCAATCGAAACTCACCACGCGGCAGGTCTCACGCAGGCGATCAAAGGTGCGCTCACCCAAGTAGCCCTTGAGCCCATCGGTGTTTTGGTTGGTCAGCAGAATCGTTGGCTTGACCTCGCGGTAACGCCGATCAAGCACGTCGAACAAAACCGTCTGCTCCCCGTCGGTGCCGTACTGCACACCCATCTCGTCAATGACCAACAAGTCAAGGCCGCCCAGGTAGGCCAACACCTGACGCTCGGACTTTTCGGAGTCGCGGCGCCACGTTTCGCGCACCATGCGGATCACGTCCATGCAGGTGGCGTACAACACATCGCGGTTGAGTTGCGACTGCAGCACGGCCCCGGCGAGGTGGCTTTTGCCTGTGCCAGGCTTGCCCGAGAGGATCAGGCCGCGGCCGGCTTGTGCGTTGCACTCGAAGTTCTCGGCGTAGTCGCGCAGGACTGTGAGGGCCGAGCGCTTGGCGTCGGTGTCGGCGTTGAAGCTCCCAAAGCTCTTGCCTGCGAAGCGCTCGGGAATCGCGGCGCGGCCCAGCAGTTTGCGCCGGCGTGCTTCGCGCATCTTGCGGGCCTGCTCCTCGGCCTCGGCCTCCTCTACTGTTCGGCGCTCAGCCTCGCACTTTGGGCACCTCGACCAAATGCGGTCGATGATGTGCCGCGACTCAAAATCCCCGTGTGTCTCGCATGTCTTCGGCAGCGTAAAGGGGTTGTTGTCAATGTCAGGCAAGCGTTCCATCTTCGTTCACTCCTGCGGTGTAGTCCTTGGTGGTAAATCCGGCGTGTGCACCCTGGCGCGGCGGGCGGGATGCGCCCGCCTGCCTACCGGCCTTATCGGCAGCCATCACAGCCCGATGCTTGAGGCTCTTGGCGAGCGCGTTCTCCCACTCCGAATGGGTGCGCAACTCGCCTGGCCTGGCGATCCAATGGGCCCGAAATTCATCGAGCCCCTCAGCCATGAACCCAGCGTCGTTGACCGGCACGGCCAGCAGCTTTGCCTGGACCACGAAGGCGACGCCAGGCTCCCATGCGGCGTCTATCGGGAAAACCTCGATGGAACCGGCCGGCCTCGCTCGCGCTGTTGCTGTTGGTGTGTTATCTGAAGATGAAGATGAAGATGAAGATGACGGGGCTGCGGGCGTGCCCGCGTCACGTGGACCAAAGCCCACACCAATGGGCTCACCTTTGTCTGCACCTAAGCCCCCCTTTGGTGAAGCCTTTGGTGCTTGCTTTGGTGCTGCACCATTGGCCGCAGATTCGGCGCGAATGGTGCGCACATGCTCATCCTTTACCATCCGGCTGGAGTACCAGATTGGCCCGGATTGGGTGCCCAGTAATGTGACGGGCTCGCCGTCCTTTCGACCGCTGCGGGGCGTGTAAATATAGGCCTCGCCAAGCTGCTTGTCGTCGCCCTTGAGCACGCCTTTACGGATCAGCGCCTGGAGGTCAGCGGCGCGGCACTTTACGGCCTCGGCGATCTCCTTAAGCGGCCAGCGCAGCACGCCATATTCGGGCTGGTCGTGCATGAGGCACATGACCTCAAGCCACACGCCCCTCTCGGCAAACGTGCAGCGTTTGAGGTTTGGGTTTGATGTCCAGTCGCTGGGGTAGAACTGGAATGATGGGCGGTCGCTCAACTCGCCACCCCCTCAAACCAAGTAGCTGGCGCCATGAGGCCCGCATGCTTGCGCTCCCAAGTGCCCACAGGTTTGACGACCTGCACCGGCCGCGTCTCGTCCATCAGATCGGGGGGGGGTGCACCTTTGCCGTACTGCGCAGGGTAGGAGCCAGGCTTGATGTGCGCGCGGCCCAGTGTGATCAGCCGGCGCGAGATGACGCTCGTTGACTCTGGCGTGATGCCCACGATCTTGGCCAGCTCGCCGCGGCCAAAGTAGGCGCCGCCAGCCAGTGCAGCCTCGATGGCGTCTCGGTCTGGTGCTGGGCGCGCTGGGCCCTTGCGTGAGGTTTTGGGGGTGCTCATGCTGCAACCCTCCCCATCGAAAAAATGGACGATGCGAGCACGGTTTCGCGCCAGGCTTTGCCCGCCTTGATGCGGCTGATCAGGGACTTGTTGACGCCGTAACGCTCGCCCAGGGCAATCACGCCATCGGTGCTGGCGCGTATTTCCCGGGCTTGCTCCATGGTGAGCTTGGCAGCCGTTGCGCGCTTGGCGCGGGTGATTGATGCAACAGCCGAGGGTGTGCGCTTGCACAGCCCAGCCGATGCAAGCCATGCGCTCATCTGAGCCTGCGAGCCGGCACGCGTGTGCTGTGGGTTGACGCACAGCGTGTTGCAGCAAGTGCGCCAGACGCGCTTGCCCGCTGCGGATTTGCCGGTGTGCGCCTCCCATGCCAGCACGTGCGTGCCGGCGCGAATTGCGCGCGTCTTGGGCTGCTTTGGGTATTGCGTGACGAGCGCCGCAATCGGCGAGCGAGCATTGCTCATCGCGCCCTGCCACTCCCAGCACTCGCCCACCTCAACGCATCGAGCCTTAATGTCGGCCAGGCTGGCCACAGGGGTTCCGCCGTTGTTGCTCATGCGGCAGCCCTCAGCGTGCCCAGCAGCGCCGCCAACTCGGGCAGCATGCTCTCGACCTTGGCCAGCGTGCGAGCGCGGCGCGCATCGTCGTTGTCGGCGTACTTGGCGGCCAGGTACTCGATCACCGATTGCACATCCCCGGTGGACTGGAT